GGCACGCTCGGCTTCCTTTCTGGCGTTGCTAATCGCCCGACGAACTAACAGTCTCCCCACAGCGTCAACAAACGGCAGCTTTCGCTTTGCGGCTTCCTCGCGTAGCCAGCCCACTACGGTGCTTTCGTTGGCGGCTACCCAGTCGCAGCCTAGAGCGTCCATCTGGCGGGCCCTGGCGGTGCACCCGCAGGTCGGGCTTGCCTTGATGCCAATGCGGCCGAGCAGCTTTTTGAGTTCGGTTCCCGGCCCGCTTGACGGCCTGGGCGTGAAGCCGGGCGCGTAGTCGCGCGGGTACGCCTCGTGCGACGTATCCACCAGCAGTTGCTCGCCGTCACGCTCAACGATGCAGGCGGCCACCTGCGCCAGCGTATAGCCACGCTCGCGGCACCGGGCCTCAAGGTGGTTAGCGTGGCAGCGGATTAGGGCAGCGGGTTCGGCAGGCATGGCGGGATCCCAGGGGCAACAAAAATGCCAGCGCAAGGATTTCCGGCGGCTGGCACTGGCACCTGCGGCGTGAGTCCGAACGAGTCAGCTGGTTCCGCGTCGCCAGTGTTGTAGCAATCGTCTGTATCTTGCGAGAACTCGCCGTCGCAGCACGCACGAACCCACACGACGTTGTTGACTTCCTCTTCGCTGCTGCCGCCCTTGGAGCAAAACACGTTGAACGACCGCACGTCTGTGTAGCCGTTCGCTTCCAGCCATGCCGCGACTCCCTCGACCCATTCGGCGGCCGCCTCGGACCTCGGCCTGCCGCCGCCGCCGGGATCCGTGAACGACGCGAGCATGGAGAACACGACGGCGCTCGGGCACGAGAAGCAGTAGCCCCGCAGCGGTGCCTCAATGATCGGCACTGTAAGTTCGTTGTTCTCGTCTAGAACGCTTGGGTCGAAGCAGGAGCCTTCCGGGTCTACTTCGCAGTTGCAGCCCGGCTTGTTTTCGCATTCGCCCTGGACGATGCCGCCAAGGGTCGTGCAGCTACGGTTCTCGCACTTGTCGCAGCAGGCGTCACAGGAACCGCCGAGCATTGCCATCGGTCAGCACTCCGCGGCGATGAGATGCCACGCGGTGCCGTCGCGAGCGATAGCGCAGTTGCGGGTCGCAGTCGATGCGGCAACATCGGCGAACAGATTTATAGAAGAGACTGTATTTGGCGTGCTGGTCTGATATTTAAACGTGACGGATTTGAGAGTGTTCTTTGCCCATGCACCCGTGAACGTGCAAACACGAAAAACTTTTTCAGCCGGTGTACCCGGAGAACCGAACATCACGCCCCGGTTGTTGCGGTCGCCCGCCTCCACCTTGAGCACAACGTCCGCGATTCGCTGCGCAGACCGCGGCGTAAATGTGACGCGGTCTGCCACGGGTCAGCCCTCGAACACTGTGATGAGCATCTGAGATCCTTCGACGGCGGCCTTGGCGGCGTAGCTGCCGGCCGCCAGGCGAAGGACGCCCGCCTCGCCAGCTCGAAGCGTCACCGTTTCGTACAGGGTCCCGCCAACGTACCGGCCCATGGACACCGTATGTGTGGTGCTTGTGGCAAGGCTTTGGCAAACGCACAGACCAACGCTAGAAAGCGATGCCGTGCTGATTTGCGTGACTGCCGTGCCGAGCAGCAGCGTGACGGCGTAGAGCCCGTTGACGCTCATGTCGGCGGTGATCCCGCTGGCGACAAACGTGTCCTGCAACGCCCCCTTATTAACCGTGCCGGAAATTGTGTAGTTCACGTCTGCCATTGAATTGCCTCACGCTGGTGGTGTGCCAAAAACTGAAAAGTCTGCCGCCTGGTGCACTCGCCGCTGGATGTAGTCGGGCACGCCAGTCAGACCCACGCCGAACTTCGCGCCGCCGTTTTCGTTTAACGGCATGGGGGACGGAGAATCGACCAGTTCGTCGCCCTTCTTTATCTGAAACCGTTGGTAGTTGCCGCCCAACAGGTAGCCCCACCCAACGTGCGGCAGGTTGTAGAAATATCCGCTTTCCCGGTACACGAGCTCCGCAGTGGTCCTCCAGTATTTCTGGATTTGCGTGCCGACTTTTTCGCTTTCCCTGGTGCACGTGACGCCGCTACAAAGCCAGGTATAGATCGACCCAAACAAATATTGCCCGCTGTTGATTTTGTTGGACATTCCCAGCAGACCATCCGGCCTAGTGAGAAAGTTTTTCGTAATAGTTACACGCACTTCGGCAATCGTGTGCGTGAGGTTTTCCCAGACGTACTCGCCCACAGCGTTTGTCAACGGCCGAACGTCGCCGTTTCCCTCGCCGAAGTAATAGCCGAGAGATGGCACGCTAGCGCCGCCAGCAGAGAACGACCACACTGCAGGGCGGGCGACTGGGTTAACATCCGCCTTGTCTAACGTGTCGTAGTCATACGTGACCGTGACGGAGTCGTCGCCGTTCCTGGCAATGCTTCTGCCGCTATTCGCCAGATCAGAGTACTCAGGGTGCGCGCTTCCGTCCTGAATCCCGATTTGACTCATAATCTGTTCGGCGGACGTGTTATCGTCGCACGTCACTACAAACGTGCGGCTAGCCGTTAGGCCTCCGCCATACGTTTGCGTGAACTCGCGAGGAAACAGTTCTCGAACGCCGGTTACGGCCATTGCTTACCCCATGATCTCGACTGTGCGGGTGCGGCTGTTGCGGTTCAGTTCCTTCAGCTCGCGAATAATGCCTTCGTCGTTGATGCTGCTTGAGCTGTTCAGGATGTCTCCCGCATCCGATCCGTCTGGGTTGGAATCTGGCCCCAGGCGCTTCCTAGCTTCTTCTGTTGCCCTTGTGATGCTTTCAATGATGCTTTCGTAGGACGACTTGCCAGCCTCCCTGGCGGCCTCCCTAGCGGCTTCAATTTGAAGCCGCTTCATCTCTTCGATTTCTGCTGGGCTAAGTGGAACTGCCAGACCGTTGCCGTATCGTTCCTCAAGTTCATCCAACGCTTTTACTACGGCACTTCGGAAATCGACGCCAATTAGCGGGCCGATAGTCTTGACCATTTGGTCGAGAAACTGAGCAAACCGCACCAACGCCTGAGCGACTGCATCAATGGCATCAAGCAGCACTTTTACGATCATGTTTGCAATCGACTCACCGCCCATGGCACGCACCACACCCAGCAGCTGCTCGGCCATGTCTGCAATGACTGGAGCGAGCTTGCTAACGACCTGGGCCACGATTGCGGTAAAAGTCTGAAACACTTTGTCGATCGCGTCATTCATGCGGGCGATCGACTTGACACCGTCTTCACTGACGACCATGCCGAGCTTTTCGGCTTCCTCACGCATCGCCTTCATGGCTCCAGGCCCCTCGGTAAAGAGCGGCCCGAGTTCAATACCGCCTTTCCCAAAAAGCTTCACGGCCGCCGCGGCACGCTCTGCAGGATCGCTGATGCGCGACAAGGCGTCGGCGACCATCTCAAACTGCTCGGCCGGACTCTGCGAACGCAGTTCTTCAAAAACTATCCCGAGATCCTTGAACGCTTTCTGTGCCTTTTCGTCGCCGGCAGCTTTGCCGATGTTCACCGTTAGCTTTTGCAGCGCCTTGGCGAAGGCTTCCGACTCAATGCCAGCAAGTTTGGCGGCCTGGCCGTAGGCTTGAAGGGCCTCAACGCTGACGCCAGTGCGTTGTGCTACGTCGTTCAACGCATCCAGCTGGTCGGCAACCTGTTTGCCAAAAGACACCAAATCGCTAGCCGTAGAGACCGCTGCACGGCCTAGAGACAAAAGCCCGCTGCCGAGGGCAGACACGCCGTTTAGCGCGATCTTGCCAATCTCAATGTTCTGCAGCACGCCAAGCCGGCTCGCTGCTTTTTCGCCAGCGTCGGATATTTGATCCAGCCGGCTGTTGACCTCGCGAACCGCCTGCGCCAGCTGGGCAGTGTTCGCCGAGATTTGCATTGCTAGGCCGAGTGCGGTGCTCATTGTCGCGTCTTGTTTAGGTCTTCGCTAATTGCCTTTAGCGTCTCGTCAATCTGCCTTTGTGCTTGTGGGCTCTTCATCACTGGGATGAAATCCTCGGGCTTAACTGTGCGGCCTCTTGGCGTGTATGGTGCGACAATCATGCAGGCAAGCATTGCGGCCTGCTCCCAGCCGCTATCGAACGGAAGGTGATGCCGCGACCAGGCTTGCCACAAGGCGTACTCGTCGCACGACATCTCATCTAGTTCCTGCAGGGTTTTCTTTAGATGCCCGGCCAGCCGCATTTTTTCCTGCAGTGCTGGACGGGCATTTATTCCCCCGCAAGTTCGCGTATGTCTGTCTCCGTAAGTTTGTTGTGTGATGCGGCAATGTCGAAAATGCGTGCGAGGATAGAGCCGTCCATGTCGGCCAACTCAGCCACGTCGCCATCGGCGTAGATCCGTTTGCCAGATTCGTCGCACAGAACGCGGCAAAGGTACTCGCTGCGAAAATCCTTAACGCCGCCTTTGCCACGGCTCAACCAAAGGTTTTCGTAGCTGTCCCGCTCGCCGACGCTGAGCACCTTGACGTACACGTCGAAGCCCCATTCAGGCACTGGAACCTTCAGCGGCTTACGTGCACCAGCTTGGCGAATTTGGTCTCTCAATCCCATGTCTAGCCCTCAACAAGTCGGAACGAAACGGCGAACGACGTAACGTCGTTTCGCGTGGCATTCGCTGCCACTGAGTCCCATATTGCGTCAACCGTCAAGTTGTGGCCGCCACCCGTCGCCACCAACTGCTTGCGCAACCCGTGCTGCGTGATGGCTGTATTGGCAGTGCCTAGGCACGCCACGACGGCCCGGCCGATGTCGGCGGTGTCCCTGCCTATGGACTTGCCGCCGTAGTTGTAGGCAAACGACGTAACCTCAGTGAACGCCGTGCCGCCCCAGGTGATGCTGACGCCTTGGGATGGAATCGCCACGCGAGCCTCCGCAATTAGGCAACGCGGAACTCGGCGGTTCCTCGGATAACGTCATTGACTGCGAGCGTGACGCTCGAACTTTGAACCGTTGCCGTGGCGTTGACTGTGAGCCCGCCGGCAATCACAAGCGTACCGGTGCTGCCGCCCGACAAGATGCCCGATCCGATGTAGTCAATGCTGATTGTCTTGCCGGTTTCTGTGAATGACTTCAACGGCCGCAGCAGCATCCGCATCGTTTCGCCAGTGGTCTGCCCCAGGTGGCTGATGTCAATGCGGTCGGCATTAACGCTGGCATTTTCGTTCTGGGAAAAAACGATATTGGTGACGCTGCCCGTGAAGCCTGGAAACGTAACCGTAGTTCCGGTCGCGGTGTTGTCATGCGGCGTAGCTGCCATGGCGTTATGTCTCCTGCCACCAGATGTCGTAGGTCTGGGTGATCTGATACACCGGCGGAACCTCTGCCCCGGCGAGCTCCACGAAGTCGTCGGATTCGTTTTCCAGAGAAGCCTGCCGTATTTGTGTATTGTCCACGGTGCCGCCGTATCCATCCAGAACGAGGCGCATTGAGTCGGCAACGTCCCTGGCCTGTTCGTAGGTGCCGCCGTAGATGCTGTATTCCACGCTGACGCGTGGCACTCCCATCGGGGCCCCCAGCGTCTGTTCACGCGTAATGCCAGACCGCCGCCAGGTGACGAATGGCAGGGTTGCCGACGATGGCGCAAGCAGCGGGTAAATCCTTGCGCCGACTAGGCTGGTGACCGCTGTTGAGCCGACCAGGGCGGAACGCAGGACCGCTTCGGGGTATTTGGTAGGCATGTCCTAGTCGTTTCTCTTTGGTGGAAATTTGTCTGCCAAGTCCTTGGAGGCGTTAATGAGCGACTGCGTCATATTGGCTGTCAGCTGAGAACGCATGGCAGGCAGTGATTTTTGGTAAGCGGATCGAACTGGCGGCTGCCCCATGGATCCACCCTTCGGCATTTCTCGCACGTCCAAGATTGCCCCCCGAGGTGCCTTTTTAAAGAACGCCTTGGGATACCTTGGCTTTGTCGTCACCCTCACGACGCCTGCGTTTTTGCCACGCCTAGCCGTTTTCGCGATGGTGAACGGGCCAAGAGTGCGAAAGCTTGAAGCGACTGACGCACCCGCACGCCGCGATGATGTTTTGATAATTCGCCTTTTGGTGCCGAACTCTAGAAAGCCTGCATGGAATGCCCGGTCGCGACCCTTCTGGACCTTGCCGCCTGCGGCAGCCTTGGCCTTGCCGCTGCCGGCTGCCATGTAGCCAACAAGGCCCACGGCGTTTCCGCTCACGTACGTCTTCACCTTTGACGTGATCGCACGTTTTAGATTCCCCGTCGGCCCCTTTGGCGTCGTGCCACGCAGGGCCGATGTACCTGGGGCAAGGCTACGGCGTATGGCGGCACCCATGTGCTTTTTGGCGAGGTTGGGCCGAAAGCCCTTGAACGCCTGCTGCAACTCACGCAGTTCGGGGAACTCGACTTTCATTTCAAAATCGGCCATCAGCGTGTTTCCTCGCAGATGGCAACGTGCTCGGAGCGGTTGCCGTATTCAAGCAGCGACACGATTTCAAGCGTGCGGCTGCGCCACGCAAAACGCATTTGTTGAGTGAGCCCCGGCAGATACCGCAGCCGCACGCGGTGCGTGATGTTTGTTTCCTCCTGGCCGGCGACTAGGGCTTCGCGTGCACTCACGCCTTCAACGTGAGCCCATACGCTAGTCGAGTTGTTCCACGCCAGAATCGTTTCGCCCAGCGTGTTGGTGGTGCCGCTGGCGATCTGCACGGTGACGCGTTCGCGCATCTTGCCTGGCTCAATCATCGGTATGAGCCCCACTTGCAGGAACCCAGCAACGCCCGAACGCCCAGCGGCACATCCTGCGGTACAGCCCCCGAAGAAATAGTAGCGCCTCGGGTTTCGTACCAGTGGCTGCACAGCATCAGTATGGCGTGGCGGATGGACTGCGGCACGTCGCTGCCGCTGGCCCCGTAGCCAGCCCACCAGGTCACGCTGATGGCGTTGTCGTCTTGGAGGTGCGGCGGCCACGTCTGCCCGTACAAGGTCTTCACGGCCCCCGGCGTGCTCGCCCGATCCACGCGATAGCTTGATGTGCCATAGGTCGCCGTCGTGCCGTTCTCGTAGGTGAACGTCAGGGCGACCGCTGTGGCGGTTCCACTGGAGACAATCGGCGGGCGTGGTAGCTCGATGTCGTGCGTGCCGTCCGTGGGGAAGCGGTCGAACCGCATGACCCACTGGGTATTTACCAACGTGCGGTCCAGATACTCTTCGCACCACTCGCGAGCCGCCTTGATGAGCGACGTGATGTAGGTGTCGTCATCGCTCGTGTCGACCCGCATGTGGGCCTTGGCTTCCGAAAGCGTCACGGGCTCAACTGCCGGCCCCGTCTGGCGATTCAGGCTTCTGTAGGTCACTTCCGGCGTCTCCGCTTGGGTGTGGCGTCGGCGGTCTCCACCTCGGGCTCGACCGCGGCCGTCTCGATCAGTGGTTGCTGGTGGTCCTCAATCGCGACGCCCTGGGCAACCAGCTGCACCGCCAGCCCGCCGGCGATCTCAACCGCCTGCCCCTTGCGATAGCCACGCCATGCACGGGTGAACTTTAGTTTCATCATTGGGGCACGCTCCATGCAGTGTCGGGCTTCCTCATGCTGTTGCAGTATTCGGTGGCGTGCTGATACACGGGCTTGCCCAAGTCTTTGCCGGGCCACGTGAAAACGTATTCGCCATGGCCAATACACACCCGTGGCGTGACGAAGACGCGGTTTCCGCTCTCTCGCCAGTTGACCCAGAACGCTATGTCGGAATCACGCCGGGGCCGCCAGTTAGGGTCGCCCGGCGTCTTCGGCGCTTCGTCCCAGGTGCCGTCGCTGTTGGGCAGCTCCTGCATCCATGGCAGTTTGCATCGCTTCAGGGCGGCCGTGCTCAGGATCGTGCAGCCGAAGTGTGCCGTGTCCACCTCCTGCACAGGCTCGGCAAACCACGCGGCTGGCAAAGATGTGTGGCCGTCCTTCGGCGGATTGTCGAGCGTGCCCTTCAAAGTGAGCATTGGGCGGCCGTCCTCCCTCTTCGTCTGGAGCGGGGCCAGGGCGTCACACTGAAACGTCATCGCCATGGCGAATAGCTGCTCAAGGTCGGCCCGAGAGAATGCGCTGTCGTAATCGACCACCAGCAGATACTCGGCCTTGTCGATGAACGTCTGGCAAACCCTGGACAGGCATTGAGACCAGAAGGCCCCCTGCATCATCGTGGGGCGGATGCCTAGCGGCATCAGCGCCTGAGCCCACGTGTAGAAGTTCGACATGAACCCGAGTCTCGGCACGCTCATCACGGCCTCCACACGGATCTCGCATTCAGTCCCACCAACCTTGACCAGCATTGGCAACTCCAAAAAGAGAGCGGGCGGCCCCTTGTGGAGCCGCCCGCCCAGCGTTGCACCTGTGTCAAGCCGTCAGGCTCAGGCAGCGCCAACCAGGCCGATGATCGGGCCGGCGACGGTCGACGTGCCGAGGTTGGCGTGGTTGATCGCCACGCGGGCCGTGGCCCGGATGACGGTCTGGTCCGACAGGAAGTTGACCTGATCGCTGGACGCGATTTCGATCTGACGACGGACGCCGTAGTAGCTGGAGTTCGCCATGTCTCCGTAGAGAGCCATGATCGCACTGGAGCTATCCGCACCGCTCGGGAGCCGGTCGGTGAGAACCACCGGCTTGCCGAGGAAGGTGAGGCCCATGCCCGCCCCCAGGCCGACCGACCCGCCCTGGGCGAGGTCGAGAGCCTGCATGGTCGTGGCGAAGAAATACGGCGAACAGAACCACTTGGCACCCGCCACCGAATGCTGGGGCAGGGTGCCCATCATCGCGAGCAGGTTCGCCTTCGTCACCTCGTCGGGCGTGTCACCGGCAGCGGTCACGAGCGACGCCGCGTAGGTGGCAGCCGAGGAGGCCAGAAGGCCGCCAGTGTGGGTCGTGACGAGACCGGCGACGGCCGGGGCGTTGCTCGGGTTGCCGCTCCACGCAGCCGCCTCGATGGCGTTGCTGAGAGTCAGGCCGAGCTCGGCCGCGATCCAGTCGGCGATCGACACGATGGAGTCCTGCAGGAGCTCCGAAGCAATCGTCACCGCACCCGTGACCTTCTTCGCCGTCAGCGTGACTTGGTTCGAGGTCGGGTCGCTGGCAGTGATTGCCACGTTTTCGTCGATCCAGTACGCGGTCGCCCCGCCGGTTCGACGCGGGAACAGGACCACGTCCGACGGCATCGAGACGTTGGTGGCGTTCTGGGCGAAGGCCGAATACTGGTCAACGAGCCGGATGACCGTCGAGGAGAGCACATCGGGCACGAAGGCCGCACCCGTGGTGCTGCCGGTCGAACCCTGGGCACGAGCCTCGACGCCGTGGTCGTTGCACCAACGGCGGGCTTCCGCGTCGCCGCCCTTGGCCTTGAACCACATGCCCACCTGGTAGGCGTCCTTCGCGTTCTCGAACGCACGGAGCCGACCCGAGAACGGAACCGCTTCGACGCGGACCTTTTCAGAACGCTCCTCAGCCACCTCGGGGGCAGGGCTGCACCGCTCGACCACGCTGCGGAGATTCTTCGCCGAGTCGGCCACCGACCGCTCGAAGTCGATCTTCTTGGCGAGCTTGGACGCGTCGGCGTTGAGCGTTTCCAGCTCCAGGTCGCGTTCGGCAACCTTGTCGGCGTCCGTGCTCTCGATCGCCCGCACGGCGTCGATCCGGTTCGCGAGGGCCACGGCTTCGTCCTGAAGCTTCTTCAGATTGTCCATGTGTGCGTAATCTCCATGCGGCGGTATTGCCGATGGAGTTCACGCTACGGCTAGGGACGGGGAGCCTTGCAGAAGCGGACTTCGGAATGTGTTGTTTTTACAAAACACGTTCCACGCGCGCCGCACTTCGGGCACCGCATGTACCGCTGCCGCTCGTTGCCGACCGGCCGGCTGGAGCGAGTCCGCAGACGTTCGCCACACTGGCACCGAACCTCAGACATTGCGAAGCCTCAGTGACCACGCGACCGCGGCATCAAGTGCCAGGGAACGCCGGGCGACTTCCGCAACCGCCTCGGGCTCGGCGGGCGTCTGCGATGCCAGCCAGGCTTCGTAGGAACGCATGGCGACCGTGGCCGAGGTAG